GTGCAAGCCTAGCCTTGAATACAAGAAGGGGGTTGACGGATTAAAAACCCCATGTTACAAGGCATTGTAATTGCCCACAGGAATATATATATAATAACATATATAATGAAAGGTATATAATATGATTAATATTAGAGAGTATGTAATAGATTTAGATATTAGTAATGGAGATTCTAAAAGAATGAATTGTCCTATCTGTAATGGTTATAAAACATTTACTGTTACAAATAATATGGGCAAGGTCTTGTGGAATTGTTACAAGGTTACGTGTAGCCTTAGTGGTAGCAGTAAGGTTAGACTATCTGTTGATGATATCAAGAATACTATACAAAAAAGAAAAGATGATATACCTTTTATATTACCTGAGTATGTTGTGTCTCATCAAAATAGATGGGAGACAGACACCTTCTGCACTAAATGGGGTATAGATGCTGATGCAGTGAACCTACACTATGATGTGAAAGAAAAACGTGTGGTGTTTCCTGTAGAAGATAGAGGTACTATCCTAGATGCAGTCGGTCGGTCGGTTACAAAAAGGATACCCAAGTGGAAACGATACGGAAAAAGTGACTTGCCTTTTACACATGGCTATGGTAATGTCGCAGTTGTTGTTGAGGATTGTGTCAGTGCATCAGTAATTGGTAGTGATATATATGTTGGGGTAGCTGTGTTAGGTACGTCATTATCAGAAGCACATAAGAAATACATGACACGATTCTCAACAGCCATTATAGCATTAGACCCTGATGCATTACCTAAGACATTAGCTTTTGCTAAGGAACTAAAGGCATACGTAAAGGATGTTCGTGTGCTTATGTTAAAAGATGACTTGAAGTATTATAAGGAAGAAGATATAGATAATTTACATAATTTAACCCCAAAGGAGATACTAACATGGAATTAGCATTATTAAGAAGTTTAATGAGTAAGGAGTTTTATTCAGAGCATAGAGGAGCTAAGTGTCCTGACAGACTATTTAGCAAGGATGCTCGTAAAATAAAGAACGCAATAGATTCAGCAATGGATAGGTATGAACGAACTGTTACACCTGACGAGATTGAAGCATTGTTTATGGCGAACAACCCAACCCTGACTACTGCACAGAAACAGGCATACTCATCACTGTTTGCTCAGGTAAAGAAAGAGACACCTTTGGGTAGTGACATAGCACAAGAGGTGTTGTCAAAACTATTTCAGCAGGTGGTAGGCGAAGACGTTGCCAACTTAGGCTTTGAGTATGTGAATGGTTCACAGACTAGCCTTGAGCCTTTAAGACGTTTGATTGAGCAACATAATGATGACTTCACACCTGACTTGAATGTAGAATGGGATGACATGTCTATAGCTACACTGTTAGCTAAGAATGACTTAGAAGCTAGATGGCACTTCAATATACCATGCCTTACTAGACAAGTGAGTGGTGTCAATGCAGGACATCTGATTGAGATAGGTGCAAGACCCAATACAGGTAAGACATCTTTTCATGCTAGCATGATTGCTGGACCTCAGGGTTTGGCACATCAGGGTGCTAAGTGTATTGTCTTATGTAACGAAGAGGGTAGTCACAGAGTTGGTGCTAGATATCTAACTGCATCAACAGGTATGACAATGCAGGAGATTAAGGCAAACCCTACTAAAGCAAGAGACTTATATGAGCCTATAAGAGATAACATAAAAATAAAGGATGCTTCCAATCGTGACATGTCATGGGTTGAGAGTGTGTGTAAATCTTACAAGCCTGATGTGGTCGTATTAGATATGGGAGATAAGTTTGCTAGGACAGGTGGTTTCTCAAGACCTGATGAAGCACTAAAAGCTAATGCAATCCATGCTCGTATGATTGCCAAGCAACATGAGTGTGCAGTGTTCTATATGTCTCAGCTATCTGCTGAAGCAGAAGGAAAGGTCATACTGAATCAAGCTATGATGGAAGGTAGTCGTACAGGAAAAGCTGCAGAAGCTGACTTGATGATACTGATTGCTAAGAATCCACCAAAGCAAGAAAGCAATGAAGAAGAAGAAGACTTGCAGAGACATCTAAACGTAGTAAAGAATAAGCTAACAGGGTGGCATGGTTCTAGAATCTGCACACTAAACTATAAGATAGGAAGGTATGAGGTATGAGTGTAGAATGTAGATTCTGTAGGGTTAAACTGACAGATGAGAATTGGGCAATAGGAAATGTCAAACAAAAACAATATAAATGCAAAACCTGTGATGGGATTGTAGGAAGACAAAACTACCTTAAAAGAAAAGCAAGACAGTTGTTTGATTACTCTATTAAATCTTTTAGTAAAATAAAAGATGGTTACGTATATGCTATTACAAATCCTGCTTGGGAAGGTTGGGTAAAAATTGGTATGGCAGTTGATGCAGAAGATAGGTGTAGTGCCTACCAAACGTCTAGTCCTTTTAGAGACTATAAGATAGAAACATCTGTAACTGTAAAAGATAGAAGAAAGGCAGAAGCAGAAGCACATAAGAAAGCTAAAAAAATAGCTAGACAAACTATGGGAGAATGGTTTAATATGCCTATAGAAGAAGTAAAAAATATAATAAAGGAGTTGAAATGAAACTAACACTTGACGTAGAAAATACAGTCACAAAGAGGGGTGGCAAGATGCACCTTGATCCATTTGAGCCTACCAATAGGCTTGTCATGGTAGGTTGTTTGACAGACTCAGGCGAGGAGTACTTGTATAGAGACAAGTTTGATGGGGTACAAGAACTACTAGATCAAGCTACTGTACTAATAGGACACAACATATCATATGACTTGATGTGGCTATGGGAATGTGGGTTTAAGTATGATGGTCCTGTCTTTGATACTATGTTAGCAGAGTACATTACACAGAGGGGTATCAAACAGCCATTATCTCTTGAAGCATGTGCAATGCGATACGACTTAGATACAAAGAAGCAGGACACTCTTAAAGAGTACTTTAAAAAAGACATGGGTGTAGATGAGATACCACCTGAAGAATTGTCTGAGTACTTGTCTGCTGACCTACATGCAACACAGCAGTTGTCTGACACACTATATAAGAAGTTGCTTACTAAAGAGTACAGTGGACTTATGGAATCTGTACTACTTACTAATAAAGTCTCTACTATACTAGCCAAGATATATCAGAGAGGTTTCTCTGTAGACGTATCTAAGTTAGATGAGGTTAGAGTTGAATTTGAGAAGGAGAAACAAGAAACAGAGAAACGACTACAGTCACAACTAGTAGAGCTTATGGGTGACACAACTATTAACTTGAATAGTCCTGAGCAGATGTCATGGGTTATATACAGTCGCAAGCCTAGAGATAAGTCTACATGGTTGAATAACTTCACTCCCTATATGAGTAAGCCTGACTTTAAGCATGGCTTAAACAGTTACTCAGATATAGTGTACAAAACTAGAGCAGAGACATGCTCTGATTGCTATGGTACAGGTCATCTAAAGAAGATAAAGAAAGATGGTACTCCTTATATTAATCAGCCTAAGTGTTCTACCTGTAGTGGTGGGGGTTACTACTTCAAGCCTACTAATAAGATAGGAGGATTTAAATTCAATCCACCTACTGCCAAATGGGTTACAGCTAATGGCTTTAGTGTTAATAAGAACATGTTGTCTTTACTACAAAGTTCTGCTAGAAGAAGTGGTCAGATGCAAGCAGTACAGTTTTTGTCTGACTTACAGAGAGTGTCAGCATTGGATACCTACCTATCTTCTTTTGTTGAGGGGATTAGTACATATGTAAAGCCTGACAATAAGTTACACGTAAGACTACTACAACACAGAACTTCAACAGGAAGGTTTAGTGGAGCAGAACCTAACATGCAGAACATGCCTAGAGGTGGCACGTTTCCTGTCAAGAAGGTTTTTGTTTCACGTTGGAAGGGTGGCAAGATACTTGAAGCTGACTTTGCTCAGTTAGAGTTCCGAGCTGCTGCATATTTATCACAGGATGAGGTTGCTATCAATGAAGTTGCTACAGGGTTTGACGTACATGCTTATACGTCTAAGGTTATCAGTGATGCTGGTCAGCCTACGACTAGACAAGAAGCTAAAGCACATACGTTTGCACCGTTGTATGGTGCAACAGGGTATGGAAGAAGTAAGGCAGAAGCAGAATACTACGAGCACTTCACAGAAAAGTATCAAGGAATCAAAGCTTGGCACTCCAGATTGGCTACAGAAGCTTTAGAGAAACGTATGATAACTACACCATCAGGTAGACAGTTTGCCTTTCCTGATGTAGAGAGAAGAAGAAACGGATCAGTAAGTCACTTTACACAGATAAAGAATTATCCTGTACAAAGTTTTGCTACTGCTGATATTGTTCCACTTGTACTAGTACATATGGACAACCTATTATCTGCACAAAAGTCTTGCATTGTTAATTCAGTACATGACTCAGTAGTAATTGACATACATCCTGAAGAGATACAGCAAGTGTTGTATGTCATCAAACAAATTAATACAGACTTACGAAACATCATTGAGAGTCAATTTAAGATAGACTTCAATGTTCCTTTATTACTAGAAGCAAAAATAGGGGATAATTGGCTTGACACTAAAGACGTGGCATGATATAACTACAGAACTTAATTAAATAGAAAGGAAGTTAAATGACAGATATAGTAACACTAAACACGGATAACTACGCAAGTATGGCTAAAGCAATGGGTATTGCAGGAGAGGGTGGTAGCAAATCTAAAAAGAGTAATAATCTTAATAGATTACGCATATGGCACTCAGCTATAATGGGTCAGGAAGAAGTTAATGGTAAGATGAGAAACGTAGAAGCAGTAGATGGAGGAGCTTATCGACTTGAGGTAGTTGGTGATGGTGACTCTACATTTTACTACGCAAAGGAAATAGTAATACGACCTTACATGCAGAGATTTATGTATAGAAGGTATCTTGCTAACATGAACCCAAAGCCAAACGAAAAGAAGGGTGAATACCATAGGACTATTATGGCAGATAGTCTTAATATAGACTTGAAGGATGACACAGGTAA